GATCGAAGAAGAGGCAAAAACGTGGGCTGAGTTGGCTCGATTTGCGACGCAACTGCAACCGATGCATCCATTTCACAGTTATGCGTTCCTGTTTCGTGGTCAGGAAAATGCCGGTTGGAAACTGCAGACCACTCTACACAGGACTCTGACGTCACGAGGTCGCCCGATGCCAAGTGCGCAGCGGTTACTTGCGATAGAAAAGTATCTGTCCGAGTCCTTCAAAGCAGCCGCACCGCAAATCATGGATCTTGGGGTGCTGCAACACACCCGAGACCTGTTCAGCTGGTGGACAGTCATGCGGCATCATGGAGTTCCAACACGAATACTCGACTGGACATCCTCCTTCTACGTTGCTCTGTATTTCTCTGCAGCAGGATCCCTCGCAGAGGATGGCGCGGTGTTCGTTCTGAACGCCTGGTCTCCTCGCGATGGCTCTGCAACATTGTATGGACAGAGGCGCGCCGGTAACACTTCCGTGGATCAGCGATTTCTAAATCCGCAAGCACCACCAATCTTGGAATTATATGGGCACGGTTCAGGCCAGACGCAGCGTCTGCTTATGCAACAGGGAATACTCATGGCTTGCGATTCGGTGACCGCCGATATCCATGAAACTCTAGACGCAGCATGCAATGCGGTAGTCGACAGGGCGGATCCCAAATTAAAGTCGCTCAGGAAAATACGCTACCCGGCCGATCTAAAGCCCGCGATTCTCCACCGGCTCCGTACCATGAACGTGACCGCTCAGTCGCTCTACGGCGGCTTGGACGGCATTGGCATGCACCTTGCTCTACTTGCTGAGACCAGCAGCGAAGAGCCATTCTCATACATATGATCCGTTTGGCGCGGCCGGGGCTTTGCTATCTATCTCACTTCGCGGTCATGCTGGTAACGCAGCCAGCACCAGATCGAGAAACGCACTCACGCGCACCAGGCCTTCCGACTGCAATGCGTCCGGACCCAGCCGCGATTCAAGCGCGACCGATAGCAGAGTCAGCAGATCCTGCGCATCCGCGCGATCGAGCGGATTCAGCCCCAGCTGATCGACCTGGGCGCTCACCTCCGCAGTCAGTGCGCTGAGCGTCGACTCCGAGGTGAGCACGGTCTGCAGCCGAGCAACGACAGCGCGAATATTCTGCGCCTTCTCCAATGCGCGCGGACTGTCAGCAAGCGCATGGCGAACCGCGATTCGAACGGAGATATCGAGCGCGGCCTGTCCTTCTGGCGACAGTCCCGATCCAGTACCGGGTGTTGAGGCACAGCCGGTGATAACGATGGCGATCAGCGAAACGATGAGCAGACGAGTCTTCATGTTTGATCCTTCGGTGGGGTTGCATTGATGGCGGTCTCCATCGCCTGGGCGATCTTGACCTTGGAGGAATTGTTGAAGCCACGCGCGGTAGTGGCGCCACCGAGCATGGCGGTGAACAGCGCGGTGACGATGCCAAGCCAGCCGATCTGCGACTTCGTCAGCAGCTCATTGAAGGCGCCAGCACCGAGCAGTGCGCCGAGCGTCCCGAAGAACGTCGTCATAGTGCCGAGGATCTTCGTGAGGTTGTCTGTCAGCCAGGTCATGTGATTGCTCCAATGAGTTGAATTGCGAACTCGAAATGCTTCAGCGACTCATCGACCTTCGTTGCGCCACGGACGGTGTTGTAGTGCTGCTTGTGGAACAGCGCGAGCGCCATCGCATCGTTGGCCGGCGGCAGCGAGGCCTTCAGTCGGCGGTAGTGCACGCGGCACATAGCAACCGAATACGCCAGGTTGAAACTCATCTCGCGCGGATCGGGGAAGTCGCCGCTGAACCACGTAGCAAGCCGAATGCACTGCAGCTTCAAATCAGGCTGGTATCGCAGGTAGTCCTGCCAATAGCTCGAATGCGTCAGGCCTTCGCATTGAAAGAGTCCGAACGCGGGGCCCGGCTTGTTCGCCTTGTCGATCTGGTCGACGTAGCGCAGCTCCGACTCGACCAGCCCGGTGCCAAGGATCAGCGTCTCCGCCGCCGGTAAGCCCAATTGCAGTCGCGTCAACGTCGGGCGCAACACGTGCCGCACGAACTGTGCGGGATCCAGTCCGTAGTTCATGCAGCCTCGTCGACCCCGGTATGCGGGGACGAATGTGGAAAATTAGCGGGTGTGGTGCTTCTCGATGTGCTCGTTCATTCGACGATGCAGTTCGCGAATCTCATTCATGTACATGTCTTCGCGAGTACGACCTTCCTCGAGGATCGTGTCGAGCTTCTCTGTGTTCTCCGAATGCATCTCCCGGCGCTGCTGGCTCATATCCTTTCCGAGCTCGCGAACCTCGTCACGCAATTCATCTTTCAGGCGCATGAGGCTGTCTCTGGTGGCGAAACCATTACAACGCTCATTGAGGGCAGCCAGATCCTTCGGGAGCTTCTCGCTACGATCCCACAGGACCTTGCCGAGCCACGCCCAGGCAAAGGTCGCAGCGCCAGCAAGAAGCCCGAGCAGTGGTTTGCCCGCCCACGCGAAGAACTCTCGTTCGTGATCATCAAGCATTTTCACCGTCTCACGTGTTGGATTGTCATAGTGAGGCGATCCATTCGCGGGTCGCGACGACGCTTGGCGTAGACCGCATGCGTCGAGATCAATTGGCCTGATCTATATTCCAGGCGCCGCCATCACAGACGAGTAGCGCCCACTTTCCCGCCGTCGCTGCAAGAATCGCCGTGCCTGGCACAGCGGTTGCGATCGGTGTGACTACCGAGGCGTCCGCTACCACTGCGTGAGCAGCGATGGTACGTACTCGCAATTCACGATTTGCGCTCACGTTGACCGCCGGCAGCGTCAACGTGCACGTACCGGACGCATTGATTACCAAGCTGTGGTCATGATCCCCCACGGTATAGGTCGACGCAGTGATTGGCGTCTGCGCTCCCTTGATGGCCGAGTCCTGATACACCGGTCCCGAGCTGATGAAGCTCTGTAGCCGCAGAAAGCTTTTCATCTTCGGCAGCATGGCTAGATATGGCGTCGCGGCGAGTGCCGGCAGCGTGATCGCCGGATCCTGTCCATCGATCACAGCGTACTGCTGCGTCGTGATGCACTTGATGCCGTAGGCGTTCGGGCTCACTACGGCAATGTTCGGCGTCGAGTCGATATGATTGCCCACGGTCGCCGCAATGATATTGCCGGAGAAATCCGAGGTCGCTGTGGCGCTCTGCATGTTGACGGTGCCGAGCAGCATATTGTTTCGCACGGAATTCGTGTGCGTCGCCGAGCCCACCTGACGAAGATCCAAGGCGTACCACACGTGGCCCCACACCAAGTTGTCATGAACGTAGAGCGACTGAATGCCATCATCGCCGAAGATTCCGCGGATGTACTGATAGCCCCAGCCTGGACCGACGATGTTCTCAGCTAACTCGTAGTCAGCAGGGTAGGACCCCAAGCTGCCACCGCCATAGATGGTGATGACGCCCGCATCGTTATTTCCGATGTAATCGCAGGGCGTGCCGTCGATCATGCCGACGTTCATTGCGACATTTCGATGAATGATGCCCGACGGTGCCCCGCTAGGCGTGATCATGATCGCCGCGGAATCTGCGCGAATTGCAGTCCAGGGACCGTTCTGGACGTCGTTGTCATCGACGTCGATATTCACACCGCTCGCCCAGATGCCGCAGCTCGCCATCGAGGTCATATGACCCCATCGACGGACCTTGTTTCGCTTGACAATGCAGTTGTCGGCGCCGAAGTTGTTGTCGTAGCCGATTGCGCACAGGCCGAGCAAGTTGAACTCGTTATCCGCCACTAAGGCGTTCGAACGGGCGAGTACCAAGCCATTCGCGTTGCCGAACTCGAACTTGCAATTGGTGACGGTGTAGCGCCCTGCTCCACCAACGATGAAACCGCAGTCGGTCCGCGGATCGGCAGTCCACATCCCGAGCAAGCGCGAGGTCTGCATTGCGAGGTAGCGGAACGTCAGTCCCTTGAATACATGCTTTGCCGCCGCCCCCGTGCTGATCAGGAAGTTGACGGTACGATCGGCAGTGAAGTAGTTCGTGCCGCGCGTGGGCAGATAGACATTGTCGCTGTAGGCGGCGAAGTTCTCGCCGTTCAGCGTCGTCTTCAAATTCTGCACCAAATATGGCGCACCGAAGGCGTCGATCTGCCGCTGATTCCAGCCGTCATAGTAGATCGCCGTCGAGGCTGCGTTGCTGACCGTCAGCACTGAGCCGGCAAGGCTCGGCGCATCGTGCCATGACGATGTGAAGGAATGTGAGATGCGTACACGTGCGCCGGCGCGCTCGGTGGGCGTCAGCGCATTGATGTGCACCACATCGCGGGCGTCGAGCGTGATGTTGATGGTCGAGGAGACTGGAGCGGCGATGACATCCACGCCATTGCGAGGCATGGAGTAGTTCGACCCCATGTTGCTTGAGCATTCGACTTGCTCGCCGGTCTCGGCGTCGTATAAGTCATAGAACGCGTAGCCCAGCGAGTTTGCAACCGCAGTGAACGCTTCATAGGTCGCCGTGATCGGCGAACTGCGAAAGAACCACGTTGTCGGTGCAGAGATGATCGGCCGCTCGCCTGGGTTCGCGATCCAGGTGACGTTGCCGCCGCTCGCGAGCGAATGCGCGGCATTCAGCGACAGCCCGGCCGTCTCATGGCGACCGCTTCGAAGAACAATCGTGAAGTTGACGGCGCTGCCGGCGGCCGCGACCACCTTCGCGGCAGCGGCGCTCAGTGTGCGCAGCGCAAGCGCGGCAGTGTTGCCTGCGTTCGAATCGCTTCCGAGCAGCGGATCGATATAGACATCACCTGCCATTGCCACTGCGCGACGCTGCGCCGAGGTGACTAGGTTGTACTTCACTTGGAAGATATAGTGCGGGATCGCGCGATTCGTGATCACACCACGAATGGTCCCGCCCCCCACGAACCTCACTTGTCCGCTGATGGCCAGCCGCACGAAGTTGAGCGTGACTTCGCCCGTGAGTTTCGGTGTGCCCGACGTGATGATCAGTCTGCCATTGACAGAGGCGTTTTGGATCGCCTGCGTGTCGTCCGCGACGCCGTCACCAACATATCCATTGCGACGCGGATCGCCCGGCTCGTAGTCGTAGCTCACCGGCACTACACCCGCCGCCTGCTCGGCAGTCGTTCTCCGATAGAGCGCCGATGGAACGAGCGGATCTACAGTGCCGTCGGGCAACGCCGAGTTATCGGCTGCCGTGATGACGGCCTTGTAGACGACCGCCGGATCCAGATAGATCGGCGGCAAGTAGCCATAGGCATCTGTTCGAACGGGCTGCGTATGCGCCTGTGATAACTCGGCGTCGGTATAGACGGGCGCCGGAGTGTCCGTCTCGGTCAGGAAGAAACTGACCTTGGCGTTGACCACGGGTACGTGATTGAGATCCGTGACCAGTTGCCGGCCTTTGACGAAGAGCATGCGATGACCTCAGAAACGAAAAAACCCGCCGGAGAGGCGGGTTCGTTTGATCGAATGTCGGGTGTCGGTTAGAAATCCTGCGGCGGTTGCTCGGCTTTCGGCGGCTTCAATGGAAGATCCTGCGACTTACGCACGACCTTACCGGCCGCGCCCATCTCATTGAGCTTCACGCCAGCTCGAATGACGCCCGACGCGGTATTGCCGACGGCAGGAATCTTGCCGAGTCCCTTTTCAAGGAAAGCCAGGATGTTGCCCATCGTCGACGAGCCAGCATGGTTCGGAGCGGGCACCGTCTTGACGTCGCGCGTCGCCTGCAGGATCTGATCGAGTCGTGCGGCCGTGCCCACGCCGAAGATCTCTTCGAGCTTCGCCTGCCCCACCGAATCGATCGCGCGCTTCATCGCTGCCGGCGTGATGTTCGGCTGTCCGCGCTCGTTGGGCGCCACGCCCTTCGTCGCCTCATCGCGGATGTGCTGAATGGTCTGCGCCTTGAGATCGCGCCAAGCCGCTTTGCCCGCAGTGCGCGTGCTTGCATCGCCGCCCGTCAATAGACTTCGTTTGACGTTGCGCAGATCCTGAATCGATCCGCCGAGGACCGTCTTACGCCAGGTGTCTTCGAGTGCAGTCGCCCGATCCGTGCGGCTCTTGTTCTCGACGAGCCGCGCGATAGCGCCGGTCTCTTCGAATTCGAGCGCCTGCTCGCGACGCGCAGTCCTCGCCTCCTGGTAGAGCTTGCCGCCGGCACCCTCGGTCGCCTTGTCGATCGCGCTGATGACCTTGCCGGCGTAGTAGCCTTCGGTGCCCCCATCCATGGCGCGCGCTACGGCAGCCTGGCGCAGGTCTTCCATTTCTTTGAGGGTGAGCTTGCGCGTGACGGTGCCTTTCTCCGACTTCGTCACGACCTCCATCTCGTTTAGCCATGACTGCACCCAGCCGAAGTGCGTCTTGTCCGGGCTCGCATAGATGGTCTTGATGATTTCGCGCGGCGAGACCTTTCCCTGAAGATCTCCTGCGTCTTCGGCCGCTTTGTATTTGGCTCTGACCTGTTCTCGCTTGAGTGCGAGTTTGGCGCGTAGCGCCTGGTCCTGAACGGAAATGCCGACCTGTTCCGGCGTCGTCGCGGCGTTGCGTCGATTCGCGACCCGCCCTCTCAGAACTTCAAGGTTGTCGAGCAGCGCTTGGTTCGCGTCAAGGTGCGTGTCTCGGATCGCCTTTCCGGCGTCTGTAGCCGCCACGTTTCCTTCATTACGAAGCTCAACCGGATCGCGCGTGAGGACGCCTCGCGTCGCAGGAACTGGAACGGGGAGCGATTCGAGCCTGGCCTGTCGTGCCACGGCGGCAGAGTCCAGCTTGGCGAGCTGTTTAGAATCACGGGCAACATCCGTGAGCGTCGTCTGGACCTGACGAGATAGAGCAGACCAATCCAGACCAATAGAGCGAGCATATTCCTGGGCGCGGGCTTCCGGGGTTGGCTTCGGTGTCGGCTGGGCATTGACCCGCTGCGGCGATTGTACACGTGTCTCCAGGACCAGATCAGGGGCGACTGGTTCAGGCTCGATCGCAGGAGCGATTCTCGGTTGCGGCTGTGGCTGCACCACAGCAGGCGGTGGTTCTGCAGCAGCTGGCGTGGGCTGTTGCATTGGTCGCGGCGCCTCTTCGGCCAGTTTCAATTCCGTCTCGGCTGCAGGTGCTCCTTTCACTGCACGTCGTGCGAGCACGGCCGGAACCGTCTGAAGTGCGGTATTGGCAGCAGCACCGAGCGCCGGGGAACCGGTCGCCTCAGCAACCTTGCCGCCAACATAGTCAGCGCCCTGCGCCAATTTCTCGAATGGGAACTTGAGAACGGCATTTCCGATCTGCCCAGCTTTTGTTCGGGGTTGGTAGGTCATCGCCTCCTGTACGGAGCGCACGACGTCGCCCGGCTCGCGGTCCGTCAATCCAGCAGCCCTGGCCGCTGCGGTACCGAGACCTGCAAGCCCCGCCACCGGCGTGGCGACGGCAGCAGTTGCCATCGATGTCAGTGGTTCAGCGATGGCGGTTCCGAGATCACCGACCGGCTGCACCTCGCTACGTTGGATCTGTTTCTCAGGCTGCGCCGGCGGCGAATGCGCGACGAGGTCGCCGACAACCGCATCCAGTTGCTCGGGCGAATCGAACGTGACTTGCGCCCGTCGACCGTCGGGCAATGTGACGACTGCGTTCGGCATATCAGTCCGGAAGAATGGTCACTGTGGCGCCGCTCGTGTGCTTGTAGCTAGAGCCGGGCTGAAGCGAGGGAGGCGCTGACGGTGCGCTTGGCTTGGCATCCGCGGTACCGACAGATGTCGCATCATCCGCCTCTTTCTGCGTCGTGCCGTAGACATCCTTCAGGTCGCTCATGAACGCCTTCAACTCGGCGACAGCCTTGCGATTCACATCCGGGGAGAACCTTGCAGACGGAAATTGCAGGGCCGCCATGCGCGACTCCAAATCTGATTGTGAGCCAATGCCGGGCACACGGGTAAGGGCGGTAATTTCTGGTGTGAGAGCAGCAATGGACTGTTCAATTTCCTGCCCCTGCTCGGTCCACCCAAGCGCGTACTGATCGAGCGGGCCGCCATCGAACGCCTTGTTCTTAGAGATGCTATCGACGGCATCCGCAAGTCGATTCACGCGTCGGATTGCCGCTTCGAGTCGTGGCTGCTTACTCTGCAGTTCACGCTGATACTTCAGATCTGCAGCCGCCGGTTTATCGCGTGCCACGTAGGCAGGCTTGCCCTTCGCCTCGTCGCGAGTCGCATAGATTGGTTTGCCGTCAGGCCCCGTGATCTGCACGAGCGGTCCAGTATCCGCGCTCGCAGAGGCTTGCGCTTTCTGTCCAGTGTCGACGGTTTTCCCTGTTCGAGAGTCGAATGCGCCGATGTTGCCGTTATCCAGGACGACATGCTGGAAACTTGGCCTATCTGGTTTCTGCGGAGCAACGACCTGTACCTTCTTGCCAGTCGTCGGGTCCAGCTGCAGCAGCGCGCCACTCTCGTCGCGAACATCCTGCAGCTTCGGCGCCGGCCCTACACCGAGCGCTTCGCGTGCGTGATTGCGCATTGCCTCGACCTTCTCTCTGATGGTCGCATCGTCGGCAGTGTTGAAGTCGATGCCTAGCGTTCCGAGATGCGGGATGAGATCCGGCTCGTTGGCAGTGATGTACGCCTTCGCGTCTGTCGCTGCGAGAATGTTGCCGGCCTTCGCGTCCACCGTCTTTGCCTTTTCAAGGCCAAGCGTACGCTCGCGGTCCTGCTGCCCTTGATCAAACGTCGTCTTGTTCTGATCGAGTTGTGCCTGCAACCCCATCTCGCGCAGATCGTCCAGACGAGACTGTCGCCTGGCGCCCTTGAGCTGTTCGGCGGCAGCGTAGATACGAGGTAGATCGAGCGTTTCGAATGCCATTACGTGAGCCTCATTCCGCCACCGTTGTACATTCCGACGTTCCCGCCCGCATACGAAGGCGTGCCGCCGTACGGGTTCTTGTTGAGTTGCTGAAGGAACAGGTAGTTGCTCAAACCGCCAGTCACCGCGTTGCTCACGCCCTCACCCGTCTGCATGTAGGCGCTCGCGCGTTGATTGCCTGCGTTCGCCAGAATCTGCGAGTTGTTCGATGCGGTCGTCAGCCCGGCCTGAGCAGACGTATTCGTCGCGGCTTGCCCAATGCCGGCGAGCGCCGTAAGGCGGTTGAAAGTATCGCCGAACTGTTGCGAGGCGAGCCCAGAGGCGTAGCGCTCACCCTCTTTCACGCCCGCGCCGGATAGTCCTTTGCCACGCGCCAGCAACGAGCGGTCGAGCGCCTTCAGCGTTTCCGACTTGTTAAATTGATAGTCTGGCGTATCGAAGAAGGCGGAGAAGTCCGGCGACGCGGTGGCAGGAGTGATCGCTGTGCCTGCGGTAGCCTGTTTGTTCTTCAGTGCAAGCGCTGGAATATCCACGCCCTGATCGCCGAGGAAGATACCGTTCGCACGGCCAGGTCGCAGGGTGCCGACGCGAGTGTCGCCATTGAACACTTCGCCCCAGCCACCGTTGAAGTTTTTGACCGTAGTACCGGGCGGCAAGTACTGGTCGCCAATCAGCACATCCGAATTCGCAGCCTCGGTCACCGGATCGTAGACCGGCAGACCGTAGAGCCTTGAAAGGATGCCCGTCGCCCCTTCACCAAGTCGGCGCTGTGCCGCCGTGTCGCTCCGAATAGTGTCGAATTGCCGCGCATTCTCACCGGTTGCCGAATTTGCTGCGCTCCGCGTCGCACCTGCGGCCTTGTTGCCCGTGTAGACAGCAGCGCCGGCGCCGACAACCGCGGCTGCGGCGAGCCCCCAGATCTCGGCCATATCAATTGCCTCCCGAATTCGTCACGAAATGACAGGCCCAGACCATGCGCCCCTCTTCAACGCTCTCTGCGATGCCGTGGCGCGGCGAGCGCGCGTGAAAACGCGGCGCATCGAAGATAACTGCGCGGTTGTAGCCGCCATGAACGTAGTCCAGCAGTTCCCAGTGCTCGTCCGATCCGCCGACCATGTGAGTCTTCAGCTTCTCGAAGAACGGAGGATCCTTCGCCATGTCAGCGAACGAGGGCATGTGAGTCATGCCAGTCTCGCGGTGGCGATAGAACCCCGTGCCGGAGCGCTCCGTATGTTTCGAGAGATAGACGATGCACGTGAAGTCACCCCATTCGCGATCGCTGTGAACGTACGCGGCCTCGGTGTTCGTGTTCGTCACCCGGAAGAACATATTGTTCGGGTAAACCGGTGCGCCAACGTAGAACGACAGCGCTTGAAGCATCGGCGCATGCAGGCCCCAGAAGTTCATACCGTCGTAGATGGATGAGCCGACTTCGCCTTTCCTCGGCAGCCAGGTCCCGAACCCGCTGGCCAGCGCACTCTCCCGCACCTCATCGATGCGAGGGCTGAAGTTGTCTACGATCATCATGGGATCTCATCCGGCAGTTGCTGCATGGCCTGAAAGTTCGCGTAGTACTCCGCAACGTCGGCCTTCATCTTCTCGATTCGAGCATCGAGCGACACGGCGCCGGAGACGATTGCAGCCATGCTGATCGTGTCGACCTTCGTCACCGCCGGGCAACCGTCGATCGAGCCGACCAGGACAAACCACTTTTGATCCTGGTGCTCGTCGTTGAATTTACGCCGCGAGACTTTTACTTCGGGAATGCTCATGGGAGTGCGCCGCCGCCACCGCCGCCGTAATCTGGAAATTCATCCGGCACGACTCGAGTGGCTGTGCCACCGGTCGTGTAGGCCGCATAAGTGGTGCCGTTCACCACAATCGAGAACTCATCCGAGTCGATCACGGTGATCTCTCGCTGCGTGCCGTTTAGATTCGTCCCGAAATCTCCCGGTAGGCTGGCGAACTGGACGATATTGCCGGTTGCCCAGCCGTGGGCCGCCGTCGTCTTGAAGACGATCGGGCTCGCCGAGGTCGCATCCATGATGTTCGACGTACTGGCCGACACCGGCGTTGTGATCGAACCGACGAGGTAGCGACCGCTGTTCGCTGGCACATTCGGCTTGGAGGTCGTCGCGATATACGTGACAGCGCCACCCTGATAGTCCGGATCATCCGCGTAAATGTAGTAGCGCGTATTCAACGTCAGCCCCGTGATCGAGCCTGCGTTGTAGGCGATGTCGCCGAAGTCGGTGTGCAGCGTGTGAGCAGCCACAGCGATATCTGCCGTCGTCGGACCGGCGGTGGCCGACAGCGGCTCGGAACTCTGCACTGAGGAGATGTTCCCGAAGTTCACCGTCGGCAGGAAGCTCTGGTTGACTGCCCGTCCGTCGTCCCCGATGAGATCTAGCACCTGGTCGACCGTGACGCCGAGCCGGTCCGCCATCGTGAGCACAGCCGTCATGTACGCCTTGTCGCCCGACACCTTGATCGTGTCATTGAGCTTGCGCACAAACTGCTCCCAGTCGCGCGAATTGGTCGGGAGCTGCTTCGGGATCTCCAATATCCCGCGCATGCCTGCGGCCGCCATCAACGTTCACCCGGCGGCGGGCCAAACTCCGCATAGTTCAGCGAGCGACGCACAGCATCTGATATCGAGACCTCGAACACTCGCGACACGCGCTGCTCGGCATGGCCGCATCGATTCCAGGAGGCCTTGCGGAACGTTTCACCGATCTTGCCCATATCACGCCAGTGCTCGTTTCCCCATTTGCGGCCGTCGTCAATCGACTGCCGCATCATCATCTGGGGGTTCGATCCCTGGCCGGTGACGAGGCCGACGCCCTGCTCGAACACAACTTCCAGGCGCGGTACGTCGATGCGTGCGTTGTCGGCCGCGCTCACGTAGGCAGTTGCCAGCATGATCTGGTGTTGGCCCCACTCGGCAAAGGTCGAAGGCGAGAGTGCGCCGAGACGATTCGAGGTTTGATCTCCGACGAACCAGCGCTGGTAGGCGTTCACGGCAAACGCAGGCCGCCAGAATGCACTCTGGTAGCTCTTGCGCTGGTGCCACAGCTGCGTGGCGCAGTCATACACAAACGTCCAGGTCGAGCTCGTGAGCGCGTAGAACGTGTGATTGTTCTCGCTCCATGCGAAGCCGAACAGGGAGTCCTTGTCGACGAGGTCCTCGACTTCTTGCGAGATCGCCTCGGTTGAGATGATCCCCGGTGTGTAGCCATTCATGCGCCGCACGGTGAAGTCCGAGGCGACGAAGAACACTGAATTGTCCGCCTTGGCCAGGCTGTTCTTGGCGAGCAACCCGATTTCGCTGAACCCGGACGACACGCGCTCAAGTGGAAAGTCACTGTTGCCCGTGTTGACGAAGACCTCGAACGAATCCTGCCCGCCGGCGAAGAACTCGCGCTTCTCGACGATCCCGCCGACGATGTCATCGGGCGAGGCCTCTGCACTGGCGAAGTCGAGTGCATTCCATGACAGCGGATCAAAGGGATCCGAGATGTATAGCGCCCCCTCCTTCGTGACGATGAAATAACCGTCGAGGTAGAAAGGGCCCGAATCCGCACCCGGGAAATCAGGATCGGTGACCGGCAGCACTTCAGTGCCGTTCCACACGTAGCCTGCACCGTTCGTCACGATCATCAGGCGCGTGCCATCGCCAGCGATGGTGACGCGATCGCCGTTGGGGATCGTCCCCAGCAGGGTGGCAGTCAGATCGCGATTCACTCGATAGAGCGCATTGCCTGAGACGACGTAGCAGATGCCCTTGACGACGGTGCCGCCACGGTGCGGGCCCTCACCGGGCGTCGCTGCGTCTTCGATGCCGTAGGCACCAATGAGGGCTACGGGATTCTTCGATCCGGTCGGCGCCTTCTCCAGGTAGCAATTGATCAGGCGCTGCGAGGCGATCGGCTTACTGCGATGTGCATAAGCCTCCAGTCCGAATTGCAGCCGCATGTCAGTAGTACGTGCCGCGGAAAGTCGTGGTGACGTACGGCGAGGCCAGCGCCTTGCGTAGCTGCCGCTCGGCGATCGATGGCTGCGGCAGATCGAGGCCGCCTTCTGCGATCAGTTCACGACGTCTCTGCGCCGACACCGAGAAGTCATGAGCAGCGAAGGCCGCAAGGATAGCGACCATCGGTTCCTGACACTTCGCCGGGATGTCCTCATTGAGCGCCCAGATTGCAAGCTGCTTCGGAGGCGCGAGCAGCTGCGCATGCAGACCCGCATACTTTTGCCCGATGAGCGTGAAGTCATCCGGATCCGGGTTCTCGCCCGCCGGCAGCACCTGCAATCGCACCAGGGCTGCCGTTTTCAGCTCGGTCGGTGTCACGCGTCAGTCTCAGCCTGCTTGCGCTTGCCGCGGCGAGCGGGACGCTGCTCTTCCTGCTCGGCCTCGCCTTCGAACTCTTCGTCCGAGACCGCCTCGAATTCGGCGTTGCCGGCGAGCTTCTTGCCGAGCCACTCCGGTACGTCCACCGCCTGGTCGGTTCGCATTTTCACTCTGTCATCGCCGCGCACGAACTCCACGAAGCCCGCCGCGCAATGACCGATGTATCGAAATTTCATGTCGTCAGTCCCTCAGTGAAAAACGGCCCTCCGAAGAGGGCCGCGTCTGGTGATTACGAGAAGTAGAGCGGGGTCAGGGTGAGGTTGCCCGCCGCCGGCGTACCGGCCGCGGTCGTGCAGGTCACCTTCACCAGCGTCTTGTCCGTGATCAGCAGCGGCGCGATCAGCTGGAGCGTCTTTGCGCCAGTCTGGCCACCGGTGAGACCCGTCAGAACGTCAGTTGCACCCACGGTGATTTTCTGGACCAGCGCCGTCGCCGTATCCAGATCGTCGGGGCAGTAGTAGAAACCGAGCAACGTCACGCCCTCCGGCAGATAGCCGAATTCTTTGACGTCGTTCGTTTCGAGCTCAGTCGTGAGGTACGCCTGAGTCCAGGGATTCGCGACCAATCCCGCATTGGGCAGTTTCTTGCCCAGGTTTCGCGAGGCAATTGCCAAGCTGGTAGTTTCGCCGGCCATGTCAGTCAGCTCCTAGATCGAAATGAATGAGAGTCGCCCGCTACGAATGCAGCGGGCGTGGTCGAGGGTGGTTACAGATCAGGTGTCGCTGACGGAAGCGAAGTAGCCCGTTGCGATGCCGTGCTGCTTGGCGTTGCTCGTATCCGTCGGGCCCGCGCCGAACAGCAGCTTCTTGATGTCGCGCACTTCCTCTGCGCCGGCGCCCATCTTGGTACCGTAGTCATCCACGTCCTTGATGAGGCGAGTACGGCGCTTCCATGCCACGCCGAGCGCCTGCGCACCGCAGAGGTACACCGGGCCGACGTTGATGCCGCCATTGCCGACACCGACGATGTCCGGGATTTCCGGCACTTCGCGAACGATGCAGCCGTCGTAGATCAGATCGCCACCGGTAAAGAGCGGGTTGTCCTCACCGCGCTCACGCGCGTCGCGGTTGGCCTGCTGGATCACCGGATCTTCCGAAAAGTCACGGAAGGTGTTGGTGCCGGCGAATGCGACGTACCACTCCTCGTCGCCCTTCACCTTGATCGGACGGATCTTCGGGTTCGCGTTCTTTGCCCGACGCTTGAGCAGCTTCAGCGCAGCGCCGAGGAACTTGTCCGCGGTGTTGTCGATGTTGCCCAGCGACGTCGAGTGATCGTTCGACGAGCCATTCGACAGCGACGCGCCGAACAGCACGCGATCCGCGTTGTCGGTGAGCCAGGTATCCTTCTGCGCCTCCGAAGCTGTCAGATACGCGATACCGTTGATCGAGCCCATTGCCGCGATGAGTTCATCGCGCATGCGCTCCTTGAACCAGTCCTTGATGATGGCATCCTTCGCCTCCACCAGGTCGATCGCCGAGAAGTCCTCTTCCAGACCATCGTGCAGCACGGCGTTGCGGACACGATCCACAGTGAACACGAAGGTGCGCTGGTCCATCTGCTCTTCGTTGCCCTTCAACACCGCTTTACCGGTGACACCAGGACCCTTCAGACGATTGATCAGCGTGATCGACAGCTGCTGGCCGGCGGTGGCCATCAGGTCTTCCTTGATCTGAATCATGGAGAATTCATCCGTACCCATGTACGGCGTGAATCGACCATCACGCAGATACTCGCGGAAGAATTTCTTCTCCCACTTCTTTACTCGATTCGCAGCAACTAATGCGGTTTCCACGGCTGTGCTCCATTAGCCGCAGGCATAAAAAAACCGCCTCGGTGGGCGGTTGGTTGGGTTATGCCGAGCGGCGTTTTCGGGATTTGAGAATGTCCCCGAGCGGTTCGTCGTCGAGCGCTTCGGCTTGCACCGCTGCGCGCGCCGCTGAGGACGCTGAATTCAGCGAGTCAGGAACCTTGCCGACGTTCTCCAGTTGGGTCTTGAGCGCTTTGTTCTCTGCCTCCATCGTGGAGACCTTGGCTTCCAACGTGCTGATCTTCGTTTTGAATTCGGTCTTGATGGTTTCCTTGTATTTACCAAGGTCGCCACCGACGGCTTTCATCTCGCGTCGATTCGTTGCGAAAGTGTAGAGAAACTGGGGCTTGCGCCCCGCCGCGTTGAACTGCGCGTTGAGTTGGACAGCGAGGGCAGGATCCGCCTTCGCCTCTTCCATCAGCTCGTTGACTACGTCGTCGTAGTCGTCGTGCTTTGCACGCACCAGTTCTTCACGAAGCTCGAACAGCTCCGATTCGTACTTCTGTTGGATCGGTGTGAGGCGCTCTTGAAATGCGCCCTCCGGATCCTCGAGGAAGTCCTTCTTCGGTGCCTCACCCTCCTTGGCTTTCCGTGCTTCGTCTCGTTCGCGCTCGGCCTCCTGCCGCTTTCGACGTTCCTCGGTCGCCGCTTTACGCAGCGCCGCGACTTCGTCTGAAGGTTTCGCGAACTGACCCTTCTCATTCCGAGTACGCTCGGCGGCTTGTGCTTCGGTTTCGGATTCACCAGTCTTGTCGGCTGGTTCGTCCTTGGCCGCAGCAGCAGTCTGCTCAGGCGTCTTCGCTGCCGATGTCGCAGCGGCGGCTTCCTTCGCTGGCTTGTCAGCAGCAGCGGTGGTCGCGGTTTTTACATCCGTCGTCGTAGCCGCAGCAGCGGCCGTGGACGCAGTCTCAGAAGCGGCGGATTCGTCATCCGCACCAGAAAGAATGTCTGCAAGTGTGTCCATCGTCGTCATACCTCGAACAGCCGTGTCGTCGCAGTCACGCTCGCCTGGGATCGGTCAGGGAGACCCGTTGTCATCAGCCGTATCGCCGCAGTCGCGTCCCGTGAAGGCAGGGAAAGCCAGAAACGAAAAAAGGCCCGGACCTTGCGGGCCGAGCCTTTGGTGTATGTGCAGCTACTTCTGCGGACTCAGGGAGTCAAAGCAGCGATCACCGAGGATGCTATGTCTGCGTAGCCAGTCGAACTTGGGTGTAGCGAACCCACGCCGGCATCGCCGTAGTAGCCGAGCGGCTGGCTTGCAGCATATGACGCCCACTTGCTGCAAATGTTGATCAGCGGGATGTCGTTCGCCCCCGCCAGCTTGCCGAGCTTGCCGATGATTCCGTCCAGGACGCCGTTCGTCGCATTCGCATTGTTGCTTGGCGCTCCAGTCATGAGCACCACATCGATATTGGCGGCCCGCAGGCTCGAAATCAGCGTTTGCAGGCTGGCCTCATACGCTGACAGGGATGTAGCTGCCACTGCATCGTTGATCGTCAAATTGATGAAGACTGCGTCGACGCCGGTCGTCACCAGAGATGCGCCCTGATCCTGCCAGTCGATAGCCTTGCTACCGGCTGCACCCATGTTGTAGACCTCAATGCGGGGCGTGGTCGTGTCCCGAACTGCGATGCCGGAGAACACCGAGAAGCCAGATGCCCAGTTGCAGTTGATGGTGTGCGTTCCGAGCGCAACCGAGAATGACGTCTTGCGGAACAGGCTGGCCTGATTCGTGTTGATCGTGCCTAAACTTGCGCCGCCGTCGATGTCTACCGTGAAGGTGCCGTTTCCGCCAAACGTGTGGTAGTACAAATCGATCGTGTCGAATGGCAGCACAGGAGTGAACGACACCTTGTGAGTCGTCGCGCTCAGGAATAGAGCATAGCCACCGAGATCAAACGTGCCCGACGTCACGACACCCGCA